CCTTTAGACTCTTTGATACTTTCAGCACCGTCAAATCTCTTTAATATATTCATCTTTTCACCCTTTGTTGTCGAGTGTTCTGTAAACAATCTATTTACGTAAGCCAAATTGGTATTAAATAAAGCAACTTCATTTAATTTGTTTTTGAATACTTTAAGTGCGCCTTTATACTCTTCGTTTTTAGCTTTTAACTCATTGTATTCTTTAACTATTTTTGACTCGGTAACCTTTCTTACATTTTTAGGTTTACGTCTTTCAGAAATACTTCCTCTAGATTTTCTAGATTCGTTAGTTCCTCCATAAGGGCTAGCTTGGTTTGAACCAACTTTAGCGCCGCTCCTCCTTTGATAACCATTTTTTTGATGTCGTTGAAGTTTGTCTTCTTCAAGGTAGTCATCCGGCTCTCCTTGATCACCATGTGATGATCCAGTTTTACCATGATATCCTTTATCAGTGCCTTTATAATTAGCGTAATCACTTCTAGTTTTAGATTGATCACCTTTAAAGTCACCTCCTTCGTCAAGTTCATAATCTTTGTAGTGACCACCTTTACCGTATTTGCCGCCTCCGACATCTCCAGCTCGATGTTTTACACCACCAGAACTTCTTCTTGCGTACTCATCTTTATCTGAGCCCCAATCGTCACCTTCATCTAGATAATCATCTGGTTCTCCTTGATCACCATGTGATGATCCAGTTTTACCATGATATCCTTTGTCGGTTCCTTTATAACCTTTGTAATCAGAACGAGTAGCAGATTGGTCACCTTTAAAATCACCACCTTCTTCAAGTTCTATTTCATAGACAATTTCTTCGTCTTCACTAACATCATCGCCGCATCCTTCACATAATCCGTCTTCATTTAAATCTTCGGATTCTTTAATGTAGTATTCGGCACCTGTTTCATTATCTGTTAATTGAATTCCACCTTCATCTTTAATCACTTCGACTTCATCATCGTCTCCCATTTTTTTGAAAACGGCGAGTACTTCATCGTCAGAGGCTCCAGTAAGATCTAGTTCTGAATCATCACCTAAATCTAAATCGATTGGTAAATCAACAATATCTAATTCTACTTCTCCCTCTTCTTCTTCCGCACCTTCTAAGTCTGCGTCAAGATCAAGATCTAATTCCAACTCATCCGCATCTGCGGATAAATCATCTCCAGCTTCTAAATCTATTTCTAGATCGGCGATTTCTTCATCACCTGCTGGCACTTCTAATTCTTCATCGGACCCTATTTCTATATCGTCTATTACTTCTTCGTCTTGTTCTTTTAAAGACGACTCCACGATATTCTCAATTTCTTGCTTCATATGAGTGGCAAGCATTTCTTTCGTATTGGCTTTTAAGGCATCCTCTAAGGACTTTGCTTCTAGCAAGGCCTCTTCGATGATTGATTTTGGTTTTGTAGCCATCGTAAATTTTAATTTTTTTACTTTATATTATTATAATTAATTATTGCGGCACAAAATGCGCCGTTTTTTTATAAATATGCAAAAAATGGTAAAAGTGTGACTTTAGTGTGATTTTATTCTGACAAAAAAGTATCTAAAGAATCAATTAAAAGATCTTTATCTTTCTTTTCTGTCGCTTCGGACATTTGTTGTTCTCGATTAGGCTCTTCAGAATATATCCACGATCCAGGAGTTGATGGTGATGTAACCACATCCCAACAGATTAATTCGAAATCATCTTGAACAACATTTCTCCCATTTTCTTTCTTTAATGAACCAACACCCCGGGATGAAACTCCTATTTTTAATCCTTTCCTTAAAAGGTTAGCCACTTGATCTCCTTCACAAGAAATAATTCCTTGATTTACAAACCCAGGGGACATGAGAATTTCTAGTTTACCCATTAATACATTTCCTTCCCACCATAACTCTACAACGTTATGTGAAACCCTACTAATCGCCACTATTGAAGATTCGGGATGGTCAGCTTCTCCCATAGCTCTTTTTTCATTAATAAGAACCAAATAATTTTCGGCTTCTTTTCTTAGAATATTTTCTGGATAAACTCTTTCGTTCTTATTTTCTACGCCGTATTTTTGCATAACGGCATAAACAATTAAAGGTTCTTCTACAATAGAATCTCCTCTAGTTAGTTTATTTATTTCATTTATAAAATGTTTATTATCTTTAGGGGAGATATAACCTGCATCATACTCTATTAAGATACCCTTTTTATTTAATTCATTTCCTTTTAATACTTCTATCATATCGATATACTTTAACTATAAATATATCCATACATTAAAAAATATTAATTTTTAGTTTTATAAAAGGTAAAATGATTTTGTTTATCTAAACATTCAGTTATAACATTATTTACTATATCTGTTGCCGACTCAATTATGTAGGGCTTATTAACAGGTAAACTATTTTTTTGAAAGAGAGTTATTTCACATGACATGAAACTTCTTTTGGTTTTATTTATACCTGAAGATCTCATATCTAAATCAATAATATATCTTCCTTTATGGAAATCTTCTTGTTTTAAACTATTATTAATATAATGTTTTATTTTATTTCTTAATTTACTTATCACACTTTCATAATTTAAATCTTCATCTTCTTTAATTAATTCTCCCCATGCTGATAGGTTGATATATATACTTTTAGGATTTTTGTTATCAACAGTACCTAATTTAACTTTGTAATTGGTGCTTACATCTAATGTAAATTCTTTTCCTCTTTTCATTCATAATGTTTTATTTTTTTATTATTTGTATGTGTAAAATATACGAAAAAAAACTAGGTTTGTCAATTAGGCATAAAAAAACCCACTCAATGAGCGGGTATTTTTATTTATCTTATGTATTATTATTTTTTGTCTAGTATTTTTACTAGGACAATTACTGCTAACAGTCCAACAAATCCTGAGTTTCCTAAAGATTCAATTAAACTAGTAACATTTCCTACTACATCCATTCCAAATACTGCTCCTCCGAAGAGTACTTGTACTAAAATGCCCACAGTTAAGAACGTCATTAAGAGGTCCGTAACTCCTGAGAAAAATCCTTTTACAGTTTCAAATATTTTATCCATAATTAATTTTTTATGATTGTTATTCGTCAGCGGCCACTGATTTTTTAAGTTCATAGACTCTATCTATGTCCTTAACGTATTCATCTGGGTTGTATGTCATCCTTAACAATTTATCTTTTACTTTAAGAATTTTATCCTTCAAACCCAAATCAATTTCTTCGGTTAGTCTATTATCGATTATATCTATACAATCGTTTTTTAGAGATTCATAGACATTTTTTTTATCTTCTTCATTACCATTTAATATGGTTTTGATTATTTCTTTTTCACTTTCATTGATATCGCCATATTTTAGGTTAAATCTATTTGTTGCCATTTTGGTGAGAACACTAGGGGGTAAGTTGATTGTATCTTGATTTGTTTCAACCGTAGTCTCTTCCCTCATCATTCTATCTTTAATAAAATTGACGGATTTTTGTAATTTATCTAATGATGATGCAGATTTAGTTACATTTGTTAAAATATTAATATGATTATAAAAATCAGAATTTTCTTTTATTATTTCTTTATTTTTTAAAAGGGTTATTAATTTATTTTTTCCTTTTTCTAATTCTTTTTTATTTAACTCTTTTAATAAACTAATATTTTCTTTTATGTAGTTATGCGCATCTGATCTATCTTCGAATTTTTTAAATTCTAAATTTTTAAAAATTAGATATTGAGAACGTAATGATTTATTTTCTTTTAAAACTTTTAAATAATCACTAAATAATTTTTTTCCTTTTTTATCTTTTTTAATAATTGCTTCCGATAAAATGGAATTAAATGTATCTTTTATATTGCCAAAATTTTTCATTATTTTTTATTTATAAATATTCCGCTTTTATTAAAAAGCTATTTTATTATGTCATCTATCTCTTTGGTCATTTGATCTATCTTAATATTTTGAGTATGGACTTCTTCATCTAAATCATCTATATTATATATTTTTTCATCATTATTAATACTTTCTAATAATTTTTTATGAAAAATATTTCTATATTTTTTAACTTTATTTTCTATATTTTTTTTATTTTCTTCAGTTAATAATTTCCCTTTTTTATTTGTAGATTCTACGGGCATTTCTGCCGCAGCAATTTCTCCTCCTTCTTCAGCTCCTGCTTCTGTAGTAGCCGCTCCTTCCATCTCAGCCCCAAAATCATCACCAAAGCCTCCTCCTCCGCCACCGAAGCTTTCTCCACCACCAAATTCATCACCACCTTCAGCGGCTTCACCACCTTCATCACTTGGAGTGGTACCAAATTCACCATATAAAGTATCTACCCTATCAAAGATACCGGTTTTCTTAATTACTGTAGAAGTTTGTTCCATTTCTGCACTTGCCGCTTTTTCCATTCTTTGTTGTTCCAAATCATTTCTAATTTCTTCTTCTGACATTCCTAATATATCTCTTTTTGCTCTAGTCATTGAATAAGCACCAAATCCATTTCCTGCATCTGATACTGCATCTTTATATAAAGTTACCTTTAATTGAGTTTGTTCTACCTTTAACATTTCAGCTTGGGTAGAAGGATTATTAAGGGATAAAGTAAAATTTTCTAATTCATCTTCTAACCCTAAAATATATAAATGAATTATCGCAATTTTATTTAATTCTTGTATGATTGCCTGTTGTACCCTATTAATCGTTCTAGAGAATCTAATATCTTGTAAAGCTAAATTTTTACCTTCACCTGCAACCTCTTCAAAATTTAAGAATGCTTTTGGAACTCGTAAAGCAGTAAATAATTTTTTCTGTAAAAATTGTATATCTGCAATTTCCGATAAATTAGTTGCCCCAGGAAGTGTATCAATAGGACTCGGAGCATTGGGGTCTCGTACTGGAATAAAATAATCTTGATCTTGAGCCATTTGATTATATCGAGTATCCACTTGTCCTGTTTGTTGATCAATTACGGGACTCTTTTTAAAATTGTTAGCAATTTTTTGAACATACGCCGGAACATCTTTCTCATCTATATTCCCCACAAATATTTTAAATATTCTTCTTTCAGGTGCTCTAGTAACCCTATAAATTAACATTGCATCTTCGGATAGAAGTAATTGTTTCCATATTCTACGGGCTTTTTCTAGTATAGAAGTTCCATAAGGTAATCTTCTATCATCACCTAATAATCTGAAATGGGCTATCTGCCACGCATTAAATTCCATATTTTTTTGACCCCATACAAATTTAACTGGGTTAAACTTATCTTCAGTTTCTAAATTTGAATTTTCACCAAAACCATCATTTTCTTTTCTACTAATTTCTATATTTGGTAATTGTTTTACACCTGTTATTCCTTCTTCCCCATCTATATTAAGATATAAAAAGTCATCGCCATATTTACAAGTATTACGAGTCCACATTGGTAAGTTAGTGTGGATATCTAATCTATTAAAAAATAAATCTTGTAATATTCTTCTAACCCTTTTACTTTCAGAAAAAATATTTAATATTCTCCCTTCCCCATTAGGAGAAGTAGATTCCTCCATAAAAATATCTAATGCTGCCGCAATTTCAGGAAAAAATTCCATTCCCTCAAAATCTGCATATGAAGCTAATCTTGTAGTTTCATAATATATAGAATGTTGATAAATTTCATTATCAACCTTTTTCCATTGATGTGATAAATAAGCATCTTGTTGTTTTTGTAACAATTGGTAATCATATTCTTCTTTAGATTGTGTCTTTAAAAGTTCTTTATCATTTAAAGAATACCGAGATTTACTTTCTCTGGTACTTTTTTCAGGACCAAATAAGTCACTGAGTTGTTGAAATACTGTCTTTTTTGCCATTTTTAATAATGTATTTTATACTATTATAATAAATATCTACTAAAACTAAATGTTACTTAATTCCAAACAACCAATTATACTCCCCCTCGTCATTTACTCCCTTTCCTGGTTGTCTAGGATGGTAAGTGGGTGTATTGGTATAAAAAGGATTAATATGAGTTTCAGTAGTTTGAGGTTGAGGTCCATTATTAGATACGCTTGCCCAACTATCTAACATAGCTTTAGTTTGATTTTCTATCTTTTTTAATTTTTTAAAGGTTGTTTGTACTAGAAATATAGGCATTGCATAGGCCATAATTAAATCATCATGATACCCTTCCATATGATCGGGCCTCCCATTTTTATAAATAAATGTTTTTAATTCTGAAGTTAACCTAGAGGATCTAATAATAGTTTTATTTTCTCTCACATGTTCTTCAAATTCACTAATCATTTGTAAACGAGTATTTCCAACATTAAATCCCGGTACCTTATCGCCTTGTTTATATACTGTTTTAGCATATTTCTCACTTAATTTTCTACTTTTAGGGTCATCATAATGAAGATGTTTATAATCCATCTCCAATAATTTCATTACTGTAGATACTCCCATTCCTCCTGTAATATCTACTATCGTATATGCCTGATAAAGCTCCCCATATTTATAAACTATTTCTGCTAAAGAGTCTGGAGGTAATTTATATTGGAATTCGGCCACTTGCTCTAGACTATCAAAATCTAAGATAATAATAGTAGAACTATCTTTCCCGTCGCCTCTAGCGACATCTACACCCATAATATATTTATTTCCTTCTTCCGGTTCTTTCCATATCCACATAGATTGTTCTAATTCAGCCGTATATTTTGGATCCATGACATTATTTTTTTCATGATATTGTATATATTCATCATCAACTACATTTCCTCCTGAACTTATAAATGATACGTCTAATTCTTGAGCAATTTGTTTTTTATCCCCATTCATATCATTACACATATTTTCATACCAAGGCGAAGATGCTCTCCAATCATCATTAACCATTACATCATATCCATCTATTTCGAGTGTAGAAGTTTCATATGTTACACCACTATATTCCCATCTTAATTTATCTCTACCTATACTTTCACATTTAATTTCTTCTT